AATGACATTGAAAATAATATAGATGAAATTGAAATTCCTGAATTTACTATAAAACACATTCAAAAGATTGATGATAATTATAGAGAATCTTTATCTCAATTTAAGGATTTTAATATACATACATACGAACAAAATTATAACAAAAGTGCTAATGAACTTTATGAGTTGTTAACAGTACATGAATTATACAATGAACATCTAGATAATATTGAATTATTACAATTTAAAATGAATGATTATAATAATCTTGAAATTTATAAACTAAATAATAAAATACTTACTGAAAATCATATCACAGAATATTTCATTAAAAAGAAAACAAAACTAAATATGTATTTGGAAGAAATTTTACCCATCATTAATAATGATGCGGAAAATTTGGAAGAAGTTAAAAAAATACTAGAATGACTTCTTCAATTGTGTAAATAAAAAATAAGTAAGTGATGACAGTTTTTCATCTATTTTTAATAATTCAGTGAGACTTTTTGTTTTGTTAAATTATATCAAAAACATATTGTAGAACAATAAATAGGCTACACCTATTTCAAAAATGACATCATAAGTAAGAATATAAAATGTATCCAAATTAGTAACTGGTTTTACATAATATTCAAGAGCAGTAGAAGGAGGAGTTGTATTTGATTTAATATTTATAATAGCATTATCTGTGGGATTTTTCATATGAATTTCAATTGTTCTAAACCCTTTATACCATGTAAAGAAGGTCCAAAAAGAACAAATATATATCATAACAAAAAACATAGATAGTTGACGCTGAATATGTTCAGGATTGTTATAAAGAGATTCTATATCATATATGGTAACAATGCTTATAAGCATAAGAGAACTAGATGTATTTACTTGTCTTTTGGATGCTTTTAATATATTTTTTTTCATACAAATATTTACAACTATATATAAAATAAATACGTGAAGAAGTATAATATATTTAATCTCATATAAACGATCTCCGAAATATAATCCTACTGTGGTAATTACACCTCCTTCTTGTAATCCTTGTAATATTATTCCCATAGTTTGAGACAACTGATATTTTTCGTTCCGTAATACAATATACATTGGCTTAATAATGCGTGTATGAGTAGTATGTAAAAATAATTCAACAAATGTCCATATAATTGTTGATCCAAATAATATTAGAAAACAATCCGTAGAATTCCGTGATATATAATCGTCAAAAGAAAGAAGAATCGAAAATAATCCATATATTAATTTTGTATTTCCATTAGTAGCAAAATCACCCAATCGAACGATATAATATTTATTCTGTAGAATAGATAACATAATAGATTATAAATAAGTTAGATTATAAATTTTACAGCAAAATTTTTATAATCTTATCTCTTATGTTTAGTCATCTATATTATTTTGAGAAAATATAAAAAATACATAAAAGGTCTGGTTTTAAATCTTCAAGGGTATAAAAATAATAGTTTTATATATATATATGATTTTACATCGATTTTCAAAAATACTTATTAGACCTTCTATGTATCGTTTTTATCATAAAAATGTTGTAGAACATTACGAAAATCCAAAAAATGTTGGGTCATTGGATAAAAATAAAATAAATATTGGCACCGGTTTAGTGGGGGCTCCTGCGTGTGGAGATGTAATGAAATTTCAAATAAAAGTTGATGAAAATGGAAAAATAATCGACAGCAAATTTAAAACATTCGGTTGTGGATCGGCAATCGCATCATCGTCTGTTGCCACTGAATGGGTAATTGGAAAAACATTAGATGAAGTAGTAAATATAACCAATAAAGATATTGCATCACATTTAAAATTACCGCCTGTAAAATTACATTGCAGTATGTTGGCTGAAGATGCGATTAAAGCAGCAGTAAAGGATTTACAAAATAAAAATAACATATAAATTATAATACAAATAAAAATGTATGGGTATTATAATTATGGAGATACTAAACGCAACAAAAGTTATTCAAGAAAAGCAACAAATATGGCGTCAAAAACAAATAGAAATTTTTTATGGTTCGGGAAGACCCATATTTAGAATTACAGAGGATAATATGTTTGAAAGAAAAAATTATGATAGTAACTATTACATAATGTCTAATAAATGGAGAGAAATAGATAATAAAAATTACATACCTGAAAGAAAAGATTTATTCAAAAAAAGACATAAATAATATTCCAGTAGTATAACAATGGATTACTTTACACAACTCCCTAATACATATTATATAAAAGATAAGGTAAGTGAGAAAGAACATTTTATACAACAATATGTTTACCAATTAAATATAGTAAATGTACCCCAAATTATTTATTATGATGAAGAAAATAAAATAATGATTATGAAGAAAGTAGAAGGGATGAATTTATCAGACAAATATGGAGATAACGCAACCGATATACCGAATGAAATATTTGACCAAGTCGTTAAAATAGTGCGTAATCTGGTATTACATAACATTGAATATCCTGATTTAACTGGTTATAATTTTATAGAAGATACCGATGGAAAAGTGTGGATAATTGATTTTGGACATTCTAGTATGATGACTTCAAAACTAATTAATAATATTCATATACAAAATATTTGTAATGGTGATAAAACATGGAATCCCGAATTTAAATAGTATCAGCAAATTTATATATTTTTGATGACGCTAAACTAGACGAAATTAAGCCCTCATTGCCGCTTTAATTTGGGGATGATGTTGGTAATCATGAATTTTAAAATCTTCAATAACATAATCATTAATGTTTTCTCTCTTGTTTAAAATTTCTAGTGTAGGAAATGGGTATGGAGTTCTTGAAATTTGCTCTGTAACTTGGGAAAAACAATCGTCATAGATGTGAGTATCGCCTCCGTAATGTATAAATTCATAAGGTTCTAAATCACACATTTTAGCAATAATACAAGTTAATACGCTATATGATAAGCAATTAAATGGAATTCCCAAAAATTCATCACATGAACGCTGATAAAGAATACAACTCAATTTATTTTCTTCTGTTACAAAAAATTGATATAAAATATGACAGGGGTTTAATACGCCTTGTTCTAATTGCTCTGGGTTCCATACACTTATTACATGTCGTCTGGAGTTTCTTGTTTCAGGATTTTTAAGGTCGTCAATTACTTTTTGTAGTTGGTCTATTCCTTGTCCTGTATAATCAGTTTGACAACCTGTATATGGTGCGTTAAAGAACCTAGCCTGGTAGCCATACATAGGGCCCACATCTCGTCCAGGCTCATAATCTAATTCACATTTTTCTAAAAATTCTTTTGTAGTATTTCCTTTCCATATTCCAACTCCTTGGTCGGTAAGAATTTTATTATCAGTTTGTCCTTTAATAAACCATAATAATTCACGAATGCCAGTTTTAACAGCAGTCTTTTTAGTAGTAAATACAGGGATTTTACCACCTTCTAATGAAAAGTGCATAGCCGCTCCTACGCCTCTTTTAGTTTTTCCATTCCTACCCTCTTCCAAAGTGCCATGTTCCATTAAATCTTTTAGCAAATTTAAGTACTGATATTCTTCATGATAATTCTCATTTCCGGGGCGAGGATCTCTATCTTTGTATTTATTTAGGTCAATTGCATATCTCAGCATTATATTCAAAATAAAAGTATATATTTAAATATTTTTAAATCTTATTATAAATCATATGGATAGACTTGAAAAATCTACATCAAATGATAATGAAGGTTTTATTAAAACAGTTTTCCCTTTTGACGAAGGACAAAAAGGAACTTTACTAAATATTCTTCAATATTCAGTTTTAGCCATTATTCCTATAATAATATTACTAAAATTAATTAAAGAATATATTCCTGAAGCAGATGATGATAAGGCTAGTTTAGTATTATCTGTCGAAGTAATCGGTCAAATATTTGTTATGTTTATAGCTCTTTACTTTATTCATCAAATTATCGCATATGTTCCTACATATAGTGGAAAAGGTTATGGTGATGTTAATATTATTAATATTGTTGCTCCTATTTTATTCATAGCCATCACTATGCAAACTAAATTAGGAGAGAAAATACATATGTTATTAGATAGAGTATGGGATTTATACGAAGGACACTCATCAAAAAATGATAAACCTAAACAACAAGGCCAAGTTCGTGTTACTCAGCCTATTTCTGGACAACAACAAATGCCCTCATCTATTAACCAACCACCACAACCTCAAATGACTAATAATAAAGCACAAAGTCACGAGTTCACCATTCCTCAAACACCAAACTTTGATAATATGTATGCTGGACCCGAAACACCTTTAGTAGGAGCTGCTAATCCTCAAACTGGTCAAATAGATAACTTTGAACCTATGGCTGCTAATGAAGGATTTGGAGCTTTTGGAACATCATTTTAAATAATTAAATTCAAATTATTATTAATTTAATTATTAAGGATCATAAATAGTCGGTGATCGTGTAGCAATTACTCCTGGACTTCCATATTGAAAATTAGATTGTGGACTACCTGCTTGTGACCTAGCAGCAGCAGCTAAGGCTTGATTAGCATTAAACTTCGTTCTTATAGTTTCCATATGAGGAGCTACCATTTTTTTAGATTTACTATACATATGTTCTCCGTATTTAGCCGCAGCAAAATTACTTGTATTTTTATACTTTTGTTTATTGTATTGTTTATTCATACCCGATACTAACTTATCAGCATGTGGTTGATAAGCCTTCATAGACCTTTCGTAATGTTTATTTGCTTCTTCTTTTCCTTTATTCATAGCATTAGTAATCGATGACATAAATCCTCCGCTTTTTCTTGTAGAATTTCTTCTTCTTTTTTTGTGATTGTATGTTTTTCCCATTATACATTATAATAAGAATAAAATCATATTCATCCTAAATTAGACATACTCGTTCTTTATATCATTGGACAAATAGGTGCTTTTTCCAATTGCTCTTATTATTTTATTTGTTTCCTTTTCATCATCTTCGATAGAAGTCATAGAGTTAAATACGAGTGTAGTCAATTTTGTCTGTAAATTTTCATCTCTATCCCATCCAGTATTCGCATCTTGCCATTTATTAATCGAAGTCCTTTGTTTTGATGATAATGTTTTAATACCATCTAACAATAAATTTAATTCGTTATCTCTCTCCCAAACATTATTATCCTTCACATACATTGTCTTTCGATTCGGATCAGTACAATGTATTGGGCGTTCTAAAACATCCATATTATTTAATCCATTTGTTATTAAGCTTGTAATTGTTTTTGTCAATCCATTTTCAATTGTATTATCATATGTTTCATTGGTTATAGGAAGTGAATGAATAAAATCAGTCAAATTCATAGCATTTTTACAGTGTTCATTTAAAAACATATTTATATTAAATTGATTATTATGCGTTGTTGTATTATGACTATTACTAGTTATATTTCCTTTGATATGTGGAATCATATCCATAAAATTTTTCTGAATTTCTTGATTCTCCTTAAGTAATAACAATACCAATTCTTTAAATTCACTCTCTTTTTCCTTTGACAATGTAGCCAATTGTGTCGTAACCATTTCACTTGTAACCACTTCATTATTGAAACAAATTTTCTTATGTTTACATAATGATGACAAATGTGAATAGACTCTACCACAACCATCACATTCAAAATGCTCTTTATATTTTACCCCATTTTTTACTGATTCACTGTTACTGACTGTTGGTAACAACGGTATACCAATAGCCGCATTATTAGATGAATTATCGTCTGGGGTTTTTTCCATTAGCCATCCATTAGCATTTGTTAGCCTGTGGTGTTTTGTAGTGGATAAATGACGAGTATAATCTTTTTTGTTCCTACATTCGAAGGAGCAAGACTCACAAATATATTTTTTGGGGTTTTTTTTTGGGGTTTTTATTAGCATTTTACCCATATATATGGCTAATAGAATTTTACCCCTAAATTGTTTTTATTAAAGTATTAAAATTATCAGTAACAAATCTAAAATTATTTTATTTGTGTTCTTACCTTTATGCTCTCAAGCACTTTTTTACAACTTTTTCCAATCCTATTTCCAATATTGAAAAATATACAACAATTAGTTGTGTATATTTTTGATTTTCCAGTTTAGGTCTGTGAAAAAAAGTACAAATGAAATTACCTACATATATCATTGACAGTTCACTTTTTTCAGTCCACTTTTCTATACTACATCATGTAGTGAATCTACTACATCATCTAGTAAATAAAACACACAATATTGTAATATTCTTGTTTAGATATGTAGGTGTTTTGATATTTTTATCCTCCTAATTCCCGAAATCCATAATTTGGGTTGTGGCTAATAGGGGTTTTCGGGGATAAATTTATTGAATATAGAGATATTAAATATTATTTAAAAATAATAACATTTAATTTATATGAATGAAAGTAACTCTGATTATTTATTAAAATCATTAGATAATGAAAATAATTCTAGTATGAATAATCTAAGTTCAAAAAAAATTAAATCTATGAAAAATGATTATTTACAACAGTTACAGTTGTCTAGAGAGAAATTAAAAGAATATCATACAAAATTAAAAGAATATCGGTATGTAGATGATTTATCAGATATTCAATATGGAAGATATATTAGATGGATTAATTTAAAAGACCCAACAAATATTTCTCTTACACAAGGGGGGCTTATTATAGATATTAAAATATGTCAAGGAGGTATTCAAGTAGTTTGTAAGAATTTTCGCAATAAAAAATTTCAAATAAAAATAGATGAGTGTTTTATCTTTCAGAAATTGACAGATCAAGAAAAAATAATATTATCAGCATTAGACTATTTAAATGAAAAATAATATACATATATTTTAAAATGGTATATACAATTACATGTAATTATAGACCTGGTGTTGACGAAGATGAACGACCTTGGAATGAAAATAAAGATTGTGGTGATTTCAGAAGTACTATTGACTTCACTGTTTTGAATGAGGATGTAGAAATGAATGATAAAATAAATTATGTTGATGGAATAATAGTTCAATACATTCAGAAATCATGTTTAGTTGATATATATCATCCTACTGGACAAGGAGTTTCCAAAACACTAAATACAAGTGAAGGTATTGAAAAATACACTGGTGGTAATGTTAAATATATGAATTATAATTATTTAGAATATTTCGAAGTAAAGAATGGAATAAGTGTAGTTGGTGATCAATTTGGTAATGGACCTATATGTGAATATGAGGGTAATGAACCTATAATTGATGATGAAGAAGATATGAGTGAGGGTGAAATAATTCAAAATGGATTTGCTATTTTTATACCGGAACCAATGGCAAGTAATATTAAAAATGGTAATATTAAAAATGGTAATATTAATATTTCATGGAATCATTCCGACGATACACCTGCAAACGGATTACCAATGATTGATTTTAATTCTCAAATATGGGAACAAATA